GGCATCCGCCAAAACTCGCTCGGCTGAATGCCCCAATCCCGCGCCGCCTGATAGGCTTTCCGCTCGAAGCTGGCCCATGTTACTCCCCCGGCTCACTGTCCCTCGCCGTTGGCTTGGCTTCCTGAGAATTGGGCATCACAAGCATGGCGATGAACTCCGCCGCGATTTCCTTTGACCGCAACAGCCCTTCCTCAAAGACCGCCTCTTGCACTTCCTTCAGCGTGATGCCTTCGCCCGCCGCTTTCGCCCCGGCCAGGATAATCACAGGCAGGTTCTCCACCGTGAAGGCAAAGCGCGGGTGATACACCTGCCCCGCCGCGCCGAGCGTGGCTTCCAGCGCCGCCTCGCGCGCCATGGCGAGAGGGTCGGCCACCTTCTTGGCGATTTCCGCCGCCGCGTCGAAGGTGGCTTTCAGCGTCAGTTGCCGCCCGCCCAACATCACATCAATGGAGCGCATCAGACCCCCGCCGTGTAGGTGACCGCACCGCTCGACATGAAGGTCGCGGAGAACTCAGCCGCCCCGTCCGTTTCGCCGCTGGCCTCATACTGCGAGACAAGGAACGTCCCGGCCAGCGTCCCGGTCGTGGTAGGCAGTTCCACGGTCAGCGGCTCGCCCTCGATATTGGCCTTCATGATTTCGGCCAGAAGCACCTGATCCGATGTAATTCCGGCCACAGTCACCTCGGCCCCACGGACCCCTGGCGTAGCAAGCAGAGTGCGCCAACCCGCATCGTCGTCGGTCGTGACGTCCACATAGTCAGCGGTGACGGTCACGCCCTTGGTGCGCACGCCCACAAGCGTCACGCTGTCCCATTTGATTTGAAGATTGCGCCCGTTTGTTCCGGCCATGGTTCATACTCCTCAAGCGTTACGCGCCAAAATGGCGATTTGATAGTTTGCGGTTGCGCCCGCCGAGTTGGCGATACGCAGAATGTCCCCCGTGCTGGCCGTGATAGCCCCGAAACCCGCCGCGTCCGAAGACCCGAGAAACACGAACGAACCGGGGCGGATCGGGCCAATCGTGGGGGTCGTGCCGCCCATGAAACCCGTGACGGGGTTTGAGCCGCCGCCAATCGTCAAGTTCGTCGTATTGGCCGCACCCGTCTTTGGCGCGTTGATAACAAGAAGCGCCACCAGCTCGACCGCTGAGACGGTAGACCCGAAGGCATCCGTCAAAACGCCGTTCAGGTCAATGTCATCATTAGCGCCCGTGCCGACCGCCCGTTGGTCGGCCCACAGGATATTGGCCTGGCCCGCCGCCGTTCCATCGGCCAGCGAAATGAGCGATTGAATTTCCGGGGTGAAGCTCGGCCCCCCGAAATCATTCGCCCCGGTTTGCGTGGCCCTGATTTGCGCCACGAGTGTTGCAGACAAAGGCATTACCCATTCTCCTTCTGTATTGTCAGCCTATAGCGCTGAATGCCGTGTTTCGTCACGCCGTCCTGATCTGCCAATGCCTCCGAAAACTCCCAGAAGCAATCGACGATATTGTAACCCAAAACCGTGGCATTTGCACGATGCAGCCGCGCATAGGCCAATGCCATGATTGCCTTGATCTGCTTGAACCCGGTGGCCCGCGACCAGAAGTGCAATGTCAGCGTGACTGAGGCCCCTTGCTGGTCATCCGTATCCCATGCCGTCGCGGTATCGTTACCAATGACGCAATAGGGGAATGACGTGGCGGGCTCGCCTTCCGGCAGATATGGCGCGGTATCAAACACCGTCACCCCGGCCCCGAGAAACCCCGAAAGCCGCCCGAAAACAAATTCCTGTGCGGTATTCTCAAAACTCATTTGATGGCCGCGCTTTCAAATTGGTCCTTCATCCGCTTTTCCACCCCGATCTTGGCTTTCGCAAAAGACGGGAATAGCCATGGCCGCGCGGCCATACGGGATGTGCCAAACTCCAGATACAGGCCATAAACGAGGTTTGTGCCCACCATGCCCTCAAGCCGAGATGCCGTTGGCGGGATTGCCTTGATCGAAGCCATGAGCCTGCCCGTATCTTGGGCGGGATATTGCCCCGGCGCGCTGGCCTGGTGCGTGCGGCGGGGAATGTATTTTTGATACACCACGCCGCTCTTGGGCGGCCCCGCGATGCCCTCCACGGCTTCCGCCCGCGTTTCCTGCACAATGTCCGTAATGACGTTGCGCATGGCCAGATCCGCCTTGCCGCCGAGCCTGCGCAACTGGGCAAGCAATTCATTCGTCCCCGTCATGTCAACGCTGAGGCGCATCAGGAAGCCCCCCCATCCGTCAACCGCCATTCCAGCCAATCGCCGCGCCCGTCCGGGTCAACAACCCCTAGCACCGAATACTCCTTGCCGCCCCAGACAACCCGTTGCGCGCCCGTGGCCCCCACGAAATACCGCGTGACCATCTTGAAGCCATTCCCCGGCACGCCGCGCATGAAGCCCCACCGCTCCGCCCCAGGCGCGGCCTTGACCATGGCACGCGTCGGTGCCCCGGATACCGTCGCCCAGGCCCTCTCATAGCCGCCCTGGCCATCCCCCGTCAGCGTTGCCGCCTCAATCGCCACAACCTGCCGCAAGTCGCCTGAGTTATAGAGTGCGCAGCCCATCACCACCCCAACTGATCGAGGCGGCGATAAGGCCGCAGAAGCGCCATGCAGGCCGCAGGCATCTCGCATCCCTCCCGGCACTCATACATCGCCGCCGTGTGCGTCCTGACCGCCTGAATAATGGCCTGCGGCACGGATGCCAGCGCCGATCCCGACACATAGCGAATGGCCACCGCATCCACGGGCCGTAGGCTTGTCGGCCACGAAGCCCCTTGGTTCAGATACACGCGCGAACCGTCCACCGTATAGTTGGCGGATGAAAACACCGTGCCCGAATTGTCCGGCGCGTAGGTCGTGATCGAGGTAATGCTTGCCACCGGGCCGAATGGCAGATCAATCGCCCGCCCAGCGCCTTGCCGTTCGTGCACCGTATGAAACCCCGCCCCGAGGCTGGCCTCCCAATCATCCACTTGCGCCGGCAAGCCGTCCATCCGCAATTCCAGCGTTTCAGTCAGGATCGACCGCCCCAAGGCTTGCCGCACCGCATCCGTCGCCGCCTCGATAAACATGGCAATCAACGCATCGTCGCTGTCATGCTCCACCCCGAGGAATGATTTCATGACCGCCAAGCCGACTACGGGCTGTGTCGGGGCAGTAATCACGGAAACTGTTTTGCGATTATAGCGCATCCCGCACCTTTCCCCTGGCCTTGAAGATAGGGCCGAGTTTCCCCGGCCCCACTTGTCAAGATCAGGTCGCAGCCGTCGCCGCGCCGATAACCGTGACGGGCCGGGCCGCGCCGGAACGCGACCGGCGACCAAGCACATACACGACGGCATCCGACAGCGCGGTCCCCGTGGCGGAAACGCGCACATAACGCTTGCCGCCGCGATAGCCCAGAACAGCCGTCAGCTTGTCATCATCGGTGTCAAGCGTGGTGGAGGTCGAAACAACCCCAGTCACGCTGTCAGCCGCCGCGACATCGGTGAACGATGATGCCGCAGTCGTTTCGCACTCTTGCAGCTTGGCGGTGTAACCAGCCGCCGCGCCAGCATCCGTCACCGTCGCGTTCAAAAAGGCCACGTCCAGCGCGTTGTATCCTTGCAAGTCAATCAGGGATGTCGTCACGGTGGAAGTGCCCGAAAGCGTCAGCTTCCCCAGGAGAACCCAGGACGCATCGCTCACAGTGTCAAATTTTGCCATTGTTCATTCTCCTCAGGTCGAAGCTTTGGTGAGCTTGATGGCGTCGAAGTTGGTCACGTCGCCGCCTGTGCGCTTGCGCAGGCGGAAGATCGTGTAGGGGTCAGCCGAGAACGGGTCGCGCAGCACTTGCAGCCCGATCCGGTCATAGACCGTATAACCTCGGCGGAAGTCGCCATAAGCCGCTATCAGGTTGCTTCCAGAACCAGTGGCCTGCATGTCATCGCAGAAAATGACGCGCTTGCCGAGAAGCACCATGCCGGGCACGCCGTCCTTCAGCATCGTCGGGCCAAAGTAGAGCG